GATCTGAATCTTAGCAAGGTTAGCGAGGGTCTTCGTCTGGTCATTGCCGACACGAGTCAGGGCAGTAACGGCAAACTTGATCTCGCTCCATTGCGATGCGCCAGTCGAGGACTGGGCGCTGGACGCGGTTGGCCCTTGGTTCTTGCTTTCCGCCGTTACCTCATCGTCAATCGCGGCACGCTGGGCCACGAGTTGCGCCACGCCGAGCTGAGTGAGGCCGTTTTGCACGCCGAGCGCAATGTCGTTCGGACGGATTGTGTAGTAGTAGAAATTCTGCTGGAAACTGCCGTCCTGAACGTCGAACAGGATCTTGGCTTCGTTCAGGTTGGCGAGGTTGTCGATATTGAGCGAGAGGTGAAGGTAGTCCTGCGGCTGCGCTTGGGCCGTCGAGAACGGATTCAGAGCTTCCGTGTAGGACGCCGTGCCGATTCCCGTGGTTACCGCGAACATGATATCCGCGGAGGTGATCGAGTTGCCGACCGCGACGGTAGGATTGAATATCTGAATCGCGGGAACTCCCTTGATGGTATCCGAGGTCGTATGCGTGTTGGTGGTGATCGTCGTGAAGCACACAGTACCATTCGGGCCAGTTTCAACATCAAGGACATAGCAGACTTCTGAACCGATCTGGACGAGCGCTCCGCGACGGAGAGACGCGATGTAGGCTAGCTCGTAGACCGATGCGTCGTCGATCCCAGGGCCAGAGCCGAGGGATTGCGGCACCACAACGCACTGTCCGGCTGATCCGCTAAGATAGGTAATCGCGGAGATCGTCAGCGGAACTGGGAGAGGCGGGAATACGTCCTCCACCGTGTAAGGATTCCCGCCTGTGAACACGACCACCATATCCCGCTGGTACGCGCTGACTCCGGTCGCCTGCTTGAAGATCGCTCCGTTATTGCGGAAGTCGAGCGTTTGCTCGTTGACCCATTGCGAATAGTCGATCTCGATCGGATAGCTGCCTGCGGACGGAAAGTTGATGACGAAGGATTGGCCGGAGTGGAAGGTGGAGGTGTTGTTGCCAGCCACGCCGCCACCGTTGAAGGAGTACCCGTTGACCGCGGTTTGCGTGTGACTGAAAAAGGGATCATTCTGGACGCCGGAGACGAGAGACGCGCCCTGGATAGCGAATATTATTCCGTCATCGTTGTTGACGGTGAGCGTATAGCTGCCAGGGACCGGAACGAACAAGGTAGCGAGGACTACCATGTCGTAGTCCTGTGTCGCCCCGGACCAGGGAGTGAAGTATCCGGTGATCGTTCCCGCTGCGTTTACCGATGCCCATTCAATCGGCTGCACGTTCGGATCAGTAGTCCCGTTAAACTCAGGAGGGTTGAACATGATCGAGGTGCCGGATGCGGAGGCTGAGGAGGAAGCCGTGGAGAGAGGAAAGTAGCGTCCGAATGCTCCGTTCTCGTAGGAAAGCCGTGGCCAGAAGTAAGCAAGGACTGCGCCGGATAAGTAGACGCCAGCGGCTAAGCTGCCGCCGCCGGCCACCTGAACAGTCGTCATGCCGGTCCCAGCAGGATCAGGGAACACTCCTTGAACGGTATCGGTGACGCGGGCTCCAGCCTGCTGCGAGCCTGCCGTGCCACCCAGCGTTAACGTGCCTGCCCCTCCGGCAGGCTCGCTCATGTAGGCCACGTTAAATCCGCTGATGCCGGTGATAGGCGCGGATGGCGGCTCCGCGATTCCAGCGTTCTGCTGAACCACGACGTTCGATCCGTTCGGCGCGGAAAACTTCTGGTAGTCCTTCGAGGTCGCCACGTACATGTAGGGAGTGGGAGACTCGTTCGGGCGGAAGGGGATCATCGACGCGCCAAGGGATGCCCCGCCTCCGGCCAGCGTTCCGACTTGGGATCCGGTGTCCAGCCAGATCGCGTCGTTCGCGGCGCGGGCGAGGAATCGCGGACGGTCATCGGAGCCAAGGGTAGCGTAGGCGCGGAGATCGGTGACCGCGGACATCCCGGTCGTGAACGTCGATACCATGCCGGGACGGGTACGGATGGTAGATTCAGACACCGAACGGACGTTGACGAGGGATGCGTACTTGTCGGGAGGGATGGCGTCGGGGACGGAGTTCAGCTTGACGCCGTGGTTGACGAAGCGGAATCCCTCACGAGGTCGCTGAAAGTCAGCACACATTTAAGCGCACGCTCGCGTAATAAGGCACTCTAGCGATTCTCCTCGCTTTAGAGCATAATGGATTCTGGATTCAGATAGTTTAGTCTCACGAGACCAATCACACATCAGTTGAGTTCTGCCAAACGCGGTAAGATGTCGATTAAATCTACGGTTTCTTGACTGCTCTGCAAGGGTGGCCCACCTACAGTTGGATGGCTCATAATTACCATCATTATCCATTCTCTCTAGTGTCATCCCCGCAGGCTTTGGTCCCATGTCCTCAATAAAGTTCTCAAAGCTACGCCATCTTTCGCAGATCCTTATCCCCCGCGCTCCGTAGTGTTTGAATTTGGGATCACGGGGACTGAGACAGCGAGAACGCATGTGCTGCCAACTCTTATATTCTCTGCCGTGATGTTTCATTGCTCTCCCCCCGAAGCAGGATCGGAATCCATAGAGTATCTAGGATTCATATTAGCTTCTTGCTGGCTAACAGAGTACAGGATTTTGGTAAATTCTCCCTGTTCTGCTAGTTTGGAGCTATACAGAGCCGCCATTTGCATGAAACGATCCAGTAGCGGCAGGGTCTGCATAAATTCCTCTCCCCCACACTTAAACATTGCGAGATGCTGCGCGTAGTCGAGGATGATGTCGTAAACGTCCTGCGTCAATTGAAGGCAGTAGGTCGTTGCTACCGGAACCGGAGCGTTCTCTACTACGGTCGCAGTAATCGAGTACGGTCCCGCATCAGGAGGCGGGGACAGGCCAACAAGATTAAGCCCAGCCGTTAAGGCTTCC